GTTGGGCAATGTTAGCATTTACACACCACTTCATCGTTCAAGTCGCGGCTTGGATCTCGGGCGAACCGAAGACGAAGTTGTTTACGCAATATGCGGTATTAGGGGACGATATTGTCCTCTGGAATACTCGCGTTGCGACCCAGTACTTATCACTAATGAATAAGTTGACTGTAGGGATAGGATTAGCAAAATCAGTAATTAGCCCAAAAGGCTTATCTCTGGAATTTGCAAAACGTACTCTCCTATTAGGGAAAGATGTATCCCCAGTTCCTTTTACTGACTTAGATTGTGCCTTACGGAGCGCGTCGGCTTTTTCAGAATTTCAGAAGAAATATTCTTTCGATTCTCAAACGGCGTTGACTCTCTTAGGGTACGGTTATAAGGTAAAAGGGGCAGCTGGTCACGGTGTTATCAGGAATTCGCGAATTAACTTTGCGAATTTTTGGATGGCAGATCGGCCAGTGGATATGAAATCTCTTTTAGATTTTATACAGTTAAACTTGGATTCTATAATTAGTATAGGTTATCCAACTGATAAAAACCTCGAGAAGATCAGTTTACTGGTCTCACTTTTACAAAAGCAGGTCACAAAGGACCGAAGACAGTTGCAATTAGACTACGATAGGATAGTAGCTTCAGGATCAATGTTTGGGATAAATTCTCATCCGGTCTTGAACCTTTCTAACTATAATCCAGTCTACCCGGATAAACCGAATTTAGATTCGGCCGGGGTGCCTCTTTTAGATGAATTCTCGAAGAGACGAAGCTTTAAGTCTTTGTTACACGGATTACTTGATCTTACGATCTTTGATCCAGTCCTTAAGAAGGAAGTAAGATTATATAGGGAGAAATTAGCAGATGCTGATTTAATCCTACGTAATCTATCTAGTCTTTCACGAAGATTGGGGTTGTTTAAAGATTTTATATCTTTACCTCCATATCCTCAATTCTTTGGTTATAATACTGAAGAAGTGAAAAGAAGATTTCCTGACTTAGATTTAGTAAAAGTATGGTTACAGATGGGGTTCAACATTCATCGATGGTTGCGAGAACACAAGTTCGACCTATCATTATATGGGAGTCTACATGATGACACTACAGGGAAACCTGATTTCGTGTCACGTAGAGACCTTGCCCAATTTGATAGATGGCTCCGTATCCTCCAATATGCTAGAGTTAATACTCTTTCACATCCGTCGATATTTCCTATAAAATTTCACAAGTAACGTTTGGTTACTTCAATGAATTATATATATGTTTAACCGACCTCTAATGTACATCGGGACGAGAGTAATCTCAATCGCTGTACCATTATTATGGAGAGGTATGACATCATCCCAGATCCTGGCAGTTGCAACTGCAGCAGCGACCTACTTCGGTCGTGTCAGAGGGTCTGACCTTCTTACCCTGGCCTTTGGGCTAGGGCGAGGGTTAGCCTCATCACCTGCGAATCCTATTTTGCTAGACTTTATATCTGCGAATAGCGGACTTCCTGGACGTATAGTCCGAGTCTTAGCTAATTCCGATGTATTTTCGGCTGTTATTAGGATCACAGGGGGAGCGGTGTTCATAGGGAGAATGATGTGAAGCGTTTTGAGCTTCTCAGTGATTCTTCCATTCTTGGTCACGTTGGCACTGTTTTCAGTGTCATCTATGGGTTGGGCACTTAATACTCTTACACCAGTCATAGCCTCCTTTATCGGAGTGCTTCCTGTCTGGTCTTATCAAGCGTATGATCTACTTCTTAGCTTCATTATTGAAGCTTGTGGGTGGATGCGTACTGAGATAAATCCGAACTCTGTTCGTGATGTAAGTTATATGTCCTCTCTAATCTTATCGATTAGTGAGGCGTTGTATTACTT